ACTCAGAAAATCAGGACTTTGGATACTGACCAAGGAATGACTTCTGAGGACATTAAGTATGTAATCAACATGGTATTATCCTCATTTGATTTGAACGAATTATCTGAAGAGGATAGAGAAGACATCCTATCTAAATTTGACGAAGAATCTGAAGATTTGGGTGGTGATGACATGGACGGAATGGATTTCACTGACGATAGTGAAGTTGAAGATATTCAAGCAGATATGGATGTTCCTGTTGAGGGATATGAAATGGAAGAAGGAGGATACGGAAACGGTGCAATTATCGATAGTATTTTCGGAGAATCTGCAATCGATAAAGTTATTTCCAAGTATTTTGAAATTTCAAAGAAAGAAATTCTTGAAAGTAAAAAAAATAAAATAAAAGAATCTTTGTCTATAAAAAGACAGATGGAAGAAGTCGTAAAATTAAGTGAGACTATTGAACAAGAACTAAGATCTAAAAAATTCTTGAGAGAAAATTCATCGTCAAAGATTGTTGGAATTACAAACAAGAAAAATTTGGTATTCGAACATAATGGACAACAAGTAAAAATATCACCTGAAGGATTATTAGTATGAGTAATTTGATATACGTAAATGGTTTAGGACCCAACTATAAGGGAGACAATCTTTACGAATTCATTTTCTCAGATAGTCTTGATGTTTGGGGAGATTCTTGGGAAAGTAGACCGTCTAACGGTTATCCAAGTCCTCCCGAATTACATCATATTAAAAAAGTAGGAGTTCTGAGAAATACTGATGTAAAATTGGAATTGATTCAGAACTCCGATTTTTTTTCTATGGAAGATGCAATTGACGATGTGGTTGCATTATCATGGGAAACAGACGAAGATGGAAATCATAAAAGAATGGTTTTTAGATTTGGAATGTCCGAACAACAAATAAAAGACAAACTCTACGAAAGAGATTTGATATTAGAATTCGAAAAAAAAGTAGTTTATGAAAGTTAATAAAAAAGCACTCGAATTGATTGATAAAGGATTATCCGCAAATACTGTAAAAAAATTAACAGAATCGCAAATCAATACTCTACATTCCAAACTTTTTACTGAAGTGACAATGGTTTCACAAGCAGATACTCCAACAATTACAAAACTAAAAAGTGAAAAGAAACCATTTGAGGTTTATGAGAAAGATGGTGAAGTAAAAGAAACTGAAACTGATGATGTCAGTGATAAAAACGCTTTAGGAGCAACCGCTTTACAAGATTTGACTGGACAAGAAGCCCCTCATGATGCAAACGACATGGCACCTGACGGAATGGATGATGACTCGGATGATAATAGGAATATGATGGGAATGTCAGAAGAAAAAAGAAAACCAAATGCATATGCAATATGCCACTCTCAAGTTGGGCCTAAAAGAACAAGAAAATTTGAAAGATGTGTAAAGTCTGTAAAAAAACAATTGGAAGAAGGAAAAAATCCTGTATCTTTGTTTATTGAATCTCAAATTATGAAAATCGTGGAAAAACACTTACCCCCAAGAATCACAAAGGGTGATTTATTAAGACACCTATCAGAGACATCTCATAACAAAATGAAGAAGGATACTGTAGAAGCAGCGGAACCAACTATTGCTCCGTCTAAACCAATTACTAAACCTGACACAAAACCAAGAACGAGACCATCTCACCCAGGCAAAAATCCATTCCCTGGTGAAAAAGAAGCTCCGAGAGCTGGTAAAGTTTCGCCTGATGAAGCTAAGGACAAATTAATTGATGTGATATTAAATTTACTAAAAAAATAATCATGGCTAAGAAATTAAAAGAACAAATAGATTACGGAAATACTCCTGAAAGAATGGACCCTAATCTTGAAAGAAAATTAGGAGATCCTGAAAGTCTATATGCTCAGAACCCTGCAATGAAAAAAGGAGCTGAAGATGTTCAGAGGTTAGTTAGTCAAAGATTTCAGAAAGTTGCGGACAAACTGAGACAAGTTACCGGAATTGGAAATCTTAACTCCAAACAAGTTCAAGGAATGATTTATCAGGAAATGATGAGTAAACTTCCAAGAATTATGTCAATCGAAGCCCGCCATAAAGATGAATTAATTCAATTAGCAATTGACGCTAGTTTGGAGGAGGGTGAGGTTCCTGAAAACACCTATCAGATTGAAGGATTTTTAGGTGAAAGTATTGACGCTTCGAATTTTAGATATCAACCTGACGAAGAAGAGGACGAAGAAGAAGAGGATGACGAAGATGAAAAAATGAGTATCCCTTCTTTTGATGTCGAAGATTTAACCGATGAAGAAGAATTAGAATTAGAAAAACACAAAAGAAATATAATTAACGCTATCATTCAAGGAGCGGCAAAAAAAGGACATTACCTTTTTCAGAAGCCCAATGTGAAGGCAAGATTAGATGCAATTGACCCATCACTATATCCAAGTTATTTGGGTATAATGGCAATAAACGACTTTATGTACTTCACCATGGAACAGATGATTGAAATGATGAGTCAGACCGGTCAAGGTGTCGCAGGTAAAATGTCATTAGAAGATGCTGATGATGAAGGTGGAGAAGGTGATGATGATGCCCCCGACACAAAAATTGTTGCAGAAGGAATGATTTTTCCAATTTTGTGCCATGAGATTATCAAAGGATTAGAGGCGGTTAAAGGTAGATACGGACAATCACAAAATCCAAGTATCAGACAAAAAGTGAAAGGTGCCGTGGATTTGTTATCAAACGAACCAATGCAACTTAGAATCGGTCCTGAAATTGTAGAAAAAATTAGACTTGCATTACCTGATGAGATGTTCTCTGAGTCAAATAAGGGATTAATCAATTGGTTTCATATTTCATTATATCAGTTAGCCGCTCAAGAATTTTTACAACTTATGGGAGATGTTATCTCTGCAGATGGATCTAAAGTCAAAAGAGCGACTTCAAGATTTAGGGAAATTATGAAAGAAGCGATGCGACTTAAGGCGGAATATGACGAGTATGTTGCCAGCAAAGAAGAGGAAGAAATGGGAGATTTCTTAGGAAGTTTAGGGCCTAATGAACCTGATGATGACGATGACGATTTTCTCGATGATTTCTTAGGTAGTATGAACATATCAAGACCTAAATAATTCAGTGTGTGAACAAAGAACAATTAATTATAGAATATACGAAGTGTATGAGGAGTACTCCTTATGCACTTCGTTCTTATTTACAGACATACGATAATACAGTATCAAAGTATGTCCCATTAGAACTTTTTCCTGACCAAGTTTCACTACTTGAAGATTACGAAAGCTACAACGAAAACATTGCATTAAAATACAGACAAGCGGGGGTTTCAACTGTAACCGCGGCTTGGGCGTCAAAAAAACTTGCGTTTGCAAGAAAGGAAAAACCTGAAAAAGTTCTAATCATCGCCAACAAGTTGGATACTTCTGTGGAAATGGCCAACAAAATAAGGGCATTTATTGAACAATGGCCTGATTGGGTTGATATAAGATTCTCTGTGGAAAAAAACTCCCAAAGACATTTCAAACTAAATAATGGATGTGAAGTTAAAGCGGTGGCAACATCCAAAGATGCTCTTAGAGGTTATACACCAACAATTCTTATTTTTGACGAAGCAGCCTTTATCGAGGCAGATGGGGACTTTTGGTCAGCTTGTATGGCTTCACTATCCACGGGTGGTAAAGTTATTGTAGTTTCCACACCAAACGGTTACGACCCAATATATTATGAAATTTATGACCAAGCATTAAGAGGGATGAATGATTTCAAAATCTCTGAAATGTTTTGGTATCGAGACCCTCGTTATACCAAAGATTTGTACATGGTAAAGACAAATGATTTGGTTCATTATCTTTTGAATCGAGAAGATTATCCAATAGATACCGTAATTAACTTATCCAATAATAATCCTTATGATAGAGACCATACTATTGTAACAGATTATATTTCCCAAGGATATAAACCTTGTTCTGCATGGTTTGAGGGAATGGTAAAAAAGCTCAAGTACGATAGACGTAAAGTTGCTCAAGAACTTGAATGTAACTTCTTAGGATCGGGTGATAACGTATTCGATTCAGATTTAATGCAGAACATTTCCAAAAACCAATTAAGACCTCCACAAGCTAAACTTATGGGTAACGCTCTGTGGATTTTTAAGGAACCTGTAAATGGACATAAATATGTTATGGGGGTTGACGTTTCTCGTGGTGACTCTGAGGATTTTTCATCAATCCAAATTATTGATTTTGATGAACGGGAACAAGTATTAGAATATGTTGGTAAAATCCCTCCCGATGTTTTAGCAGAAATTGCTTATAAGTGGGGGACAATGTACAATGCATTCTGTGTAATTGATATTACAGGAGGTATGGGAGTTTCAACCGCCAGAAAAATGCAAGAATTACAATATCAACCCGGATTATATGTTGATGGAGTTGATACTTCTAACAAATGGAAGTGGGACCCGAAAATCAATGAAAAAATTCCTGGTATTAACTTCAATACAAAAAGAGTACAAATTATTGCGGCATTTGAAGAGGGAGTTAGACACGGATTTAAGATATATTCACATAGAACGTATAATGAGATGAATACTTTTGTGTTCATACATGGAAGACCGGACCACCAAAAAGGACAACATGATGACTGTATCATGGGATTATCAATGGCAATTTATGTCGCAGAGAAGTCATTTCAGTCATTAACAAAAGTTGTTAACCACACAAAAGCCATGTTGAATTCGTGGTCTACGGTGATGAATGAAAATAAAAATACTTCAGATTTTTTTAATCCATTGGTACCTCAGATGGGAAGAGACTCCAACTTGAGTAATAATGGGGCATCCAAAGCGGATTACCAAAAATATGGTTGGTTATTTGGCGCTAAATAACTATTTATATTACTGAGGTAAAGAGTAAATTAGATTATGGCAGAACAAAATATGACGGTTTGGCAAAGACTGTCACAAACATTTGGACCTAACTCATTATTAAATCAAGACTATCCAACATTCAAGTTTGATAAAAAGGAACTCCTACGCACAAAAAGTAGAGAGGAGTATGAGAAAGAAAAACTTCAAGCACAACAAACATATTATCTTACCAATCAGTGGTCTAAGGTTGAAAATAACCTTTATTCTCAGGCGATTTATTATGAACCTACAAGGTTATCTGCTCAGTATGACTACGAATCAATGGAATACACTCCTGAGATTTCCGCAGCATTAGACATTTATGCCGAAGAGTCAACTACAACAAATGAGGACGGTTTCATATTACAAATTTATTCAGAATCTAAAAGAATTAAGGGTGTTCTTGCCGATTTATTTAACAATGCTTTAGACATCAACACCAATTTACCTATGTGGACAAGAAACACATGTAAATATGGTGATAACTTTGTATATCTGAAATTAGACCCTGAAAAAGGAATTGTTGGGGTACAACAATTACCGACTATTGAAATTGAAAGACATGAGGTTGGAGCAAGTGGTAAAATATCTGTCGATGTAAAAAATGAAGTAGATAAAGATAAAAAGGCGTTACACTTCACATGGAAAAATAAAAATATGGAATTCCAATCTTGGGAAATTGCTCACTTCAGATTATTAGGTGATGACAGAAAACTTCCATATGGAACTTCCATGTTAGAAAAAGCAAGACGTATTTGGAAACAACTTTTACTATCAGAAGATGCGATGTTAATTTATCGTACATCAAGAGCCCCTGAGAGAAGAATGTTCAAAGTATTCGTTGGAAACATGAATGATGACGATGTTGAGGCTTATGTACAACGTGTTGCCAACAAGTTCAAAAGAGAACAAATTGTTGATAGTAAAACAGGTAACGTAGATATGAGATTCAATCAAATGGCGGTTGACCAAGATTATTTTATTCCTGTAAGAGACCCCGCAGCGCCAGACCCAATCTCAACATTACCTGGAGCAACTAACTTATCTGAAATTGCCGATATTGAATATATCCAAAAGAAATTGTTAACCGCCCTCCGAGTACCAAAGGCTTTCTTAGGATTTGAAGAAGTTGTTGGTGATGGTAAAAATTTGGCGTTACAAGATATACGATTTGCTCGTACCATCAACAGAATTCAAAAGAGTATGATTGCCGAATTGAATAAAATTGCAATTGTACATTTATTTTTATTAGGATTTGAAGACGAACTTTCAAATTTTACAATTGGATTAACAAATCCATCTACTCAAGCGGATTTACTTAAAATTGATGTTTGGAAAGAGAAAGTATTATTGTATAAAGATTTGGTTTCTGATCCTGGAAATGGAATTCAGGCAACTTCATCTACATGGGCTAAGAAGCATATTTTTGGATGGTCAGATGACGAAGTTCGTTTGGATTTACAACAACAAAGAATCGAAAGAGCTGTTGGAGAAGAATTAAAGGCTACTCCAACTGTTATAACAAAAACTGGATTGTTTGATAATATTGACAAATTATATGGTAGCCAAACAGGGTCAACACCAACGGCAGGAGCTTCTACGACAATGGACGGAGGAGAGGAATTAGGATCTCCACCATCATTTGGAGGAGGTGGTGAGATACCTGGAGGAGAACCCGAGTTACCTCCAGCAGGTGAAGCTCCTCCCGCCGAAATAACACCAGAATCAAGGAAAAAAGATCTAAATATTTTAGTGGAAAATAATTTAATTGAA